CCTTCTTCAGGGGCTTGTGGGTCACGTAGTCGGTGTAGGCGTTGACCAGGCCCCACTGGGTGCCGATGAAGTTCTGGTTGTCTTCAGCCTGATAAGCAGCCAGGAACCGAGCTCTCTTCTCTTCGATGTTCCTGATCTGAGTGGGGTTGAAGTCAGCCTTGACTTCGAAGATGGTGTCCAGGAAGGAGTCAACCTTGGCCTTGGAGACCTTAGCAGAGGCCATCTCCTCAGCCTTCTTCTTGAACTCATCCAGGTAGATGGAGTTCTGAGCCAGGACAGTCTCAGCAGTATGGAGTCTCTCCCTGATGGAGGAGGTGTGGCGGAGACTGATCTTGTTGTCAGCCTTCCGGAAGGTCAGGTTGAACTGGTTCTGGCAGATGATGCGGAGGGGAGCGATGGTAGCCTTGAGGGTGGTGTTACCACCGTGGGAGTTCTGGAAGATAACGTGGGGGGTAACCTTGTCCCCCAGAATCTCCCCAGTGGGGAGCTGTCCGATAATCCAGACCATCTTCCGGTTCTCACCAGCCTTGAGGAAGGTCAGTCCCTCTCCGACCAGAGCGTTGATGAAGTCGAAGCCTTCGATGTTCTGGATGATGGAGAACTCCTTACCGACCACTCCGAAGGTCTCCGGGGAGTTTTCCTTCTTGGTGCAGAAGGCCCCAGGAATGGGAGTACCATCAGCCAGGAAGCAGGGAACCTTCTCCACAGTGTAGTCCAGGTGGGAGAGCTTCAGAGCTTCTTCGACAGTGGTGGCCTTCTGGATGTCGTATCCGATGTTGGTCCAGGTAGCAGTTCTGATGTCAGTCATTTTCATTTTAAGTTCCTCCTTAAGATTGTCAGTTGGTAGGTGGTTTGTTGATAATGTCATTATAAGAGACTCGTACGAGTTTGTAAATGGGTTTGGAGAAAGTTTTTTCAAAAAAAAATGGAGAGGCCTCTCGACCTCCCCGTTGAGAATGAGATTAGAATGGGTCTCCTGAGGTCATCTGCCCCTGGAGAGCGAAGAGTATATCCTGGGCCACTTCCCTTCGATGGGGAAGGTCCGCCAGCCTTCTTCGGTGATAAGCCTTGAGCAGTCTCTGGCTGGGCAGTCGGTCCAATGCCTCATCCTGTTCATCAGTCAGGTTCTTCGCCAGGAACAATCTTGCGGCCTTGACCGTGGGAGTCTTCAGTCCACAGAGGATGGCCAGTCCTGAGTTCTTGTCCGAGATGACATAGGGCCAGCCAGCAGGATGGGCTTTGTGGATGAATAGGGTAGACCTACCCCACTGAAACTCCCCGTAGGACCTTACCAGCTTCTTGTACTCAATCCCCACTTCACGACATCTAATCCAATTGTATTCTTTTTCCATGAAGTTATCCACCCCCTTAATTATATTATACCCCATATTTCAGGTAAAAAGTCTGGATTTTAGCTATTGTACGGGTCTGGAAGTGACCAATCCCAGTAGTCTGTACTCCCCCATTCCTTCGTAAAACGGTTGTAGCTCCCATCCCCGGTGAAGTAGAGATACTCCTTAGGAAGGGTTCTTCCCACATCAGACAGGCCCTCCTTCTCTTGGTTCCATCTGGTTATCACGTCCACTACCAGGTCAACGAGTTCTTCATCTACTGGGGTATCAGGCACCCAAGCAAATGCGTTGGGGTATGTAGCCACTTCCACTATACTGTCTCCCCAGTACCCATCGTCTACCCGGTTGAGAATACACCAGACTACAGCGGCTTTATGGGAGTCTTCCTTGATACCTCTGGCCTCCCGGTATACTATCTTGGCCAAGGTCTCAATCTCCTCCTGGGTCGCCGTATAGGCCTGACCAGAGTTCACTACAGGGGTCTGCTGGGTCTGGGCTTTCTGTTTAGCCTCCAGCTTATGATCCACTTGAATCTGAAGCTCCTCCTGCTGGGCCTCCAGGTCCCCCAGTGAGGTCTTTAGCTCCCCCAGGTCCTGCTTCAAGGTTCTCAGGTTCACCATGGTGGGAATGGCTACCAGTGTGCAGAAGATGATCATTCCCACAATTGCCAAGTCCAGGAACAGGCTTATCTTCTCCGCCCTGGTTCTCTTCCTGTAGTGTTTTCTTTTCATGTTCCATTCTCCTTTTCGAAGTTATCATGAGCTGTCTCCAGTACTTTGGCATCTTGTTTCTGCAGATAGCCAGTTCTCGTTCGGTGAGTTCTCCCCCGTTCTTGAGCCTGAGGGCCAGGGCAGTCATCATCTCGGCATCCACTGCTCCGAAACCCACGTTGTTCTTCTCTATGGTTGCTCCCCATACCTTTTCCTCTGGGGTCTGCAGGTCAGCTATAAGGATGATAGCCCGATACAGGGCCTTCTTGTTGGTCCTCACCAGGTTCTGCAGGTATTCTTTCCATTGGTTCTGGTTGGTAAAAGTTTCCCATGGTCTCATCAGTTCTCATCTCCTTTCTTAGACTTCCAAGCCTGTCCGGTTACCTCCTCCCAGATCTTAGGACCAATCCCAGCCTCAATGTTGTCCCCATTGGACCGAATGGTTTGGACCAGGTCAAAGGGACTACTCACTACTCTCTCCTGACCAAACTCGTTAGAGTAGATCTCTACGTGGTCTTTTACTTTTCGAATGTGATGTTTTCCAATGTACTGGATGAGGTCCATACCTTCCACAGGCTTGGTCTCCTTTCTTCGTGGAGGTCTGGTCTTACTGGTTGGCTCCCCACTAGGGAAGAATCGGCTTATCTGAGATGAGGGCTCCATCCCAAACTGGTAGTACAAAGCTCTGATGTCTTTGCTTGTGGCTTTGGGGAAGGCAGCCTTCATCTCCTTCAGGCCATTGACCAGTCCTACCCCCCTGTGGTAGAAGACAGCCCCCTGGACTCCTCCTTTGGTATTGTAGTGCTTGCCCGCGGCTTCGAAGTCCCCCAGATCAAACTCCCAGTCTCCACCCTCCACTTTGACAGGGGTGTACTCGTTCTGATTGTTCCAAGCGTATGCCTGTCCGATGGTGTAGCTGTTCACATCTCCGAAGAGGTACATGGCCAGTCCAGCTATGTCCGCTGTAACCACAGTTCCAAAGCGATAGTAGAATACTCCAGAGCTCTTCTGGTCGATTTTGATACCCTTCTTCTTTGATTTGCTTTTTGGGGGGATATACCGACCGACAATCTCGAAGTTGGGTACAATTTTGAGCAGGTTGTTGGGGTCATAGGCAATTTGAAAGCCACTGTTTTCCTTATACTGTATGTACGCCCGGCCTTTCTGGTAGATGGCCTGGAGCAGGTACTCGTCCCAGTTAGAGGCTATGCCTGAGCCAGAGAGAAGCTCCTTCTTGACCAGTCTCATTTGCATGTCCCAGGGGGACTCTTTACCAGACCGAATCTCGAAGGAATACTCACTTCCATGAGCCATGAGCTCCCACATCACTTGGTTCTTGTTGTATGGCATCCACTCTCCCAAGAGTTATCACTCCTTTCCTTTTGAGTCTACGTATACACTATAACACTAGTATGGGGCCATGTAAATGGGAAAAACTCTTGTTTTAAGAGAAACCTCACTAATATAAATTAGTCAGTTTTGGCCCTGACCTCACTAATATATAGTGAACTTTTCCCTGTTTTTTCACCAAGTCCTCACTAATATAAATTAGTAAGGTTTTCTGCAAAAAGTTCACTAATCTATATTAGTGAGGACTTCATCATTTTCCCCAAAACCTCACTAATAATAAGGGTGAGGAGTACCAAGTCCTCACTAATATAAATATAAGGTACTTACAGTACCATTATAGCGGGCCTGTGGGCCTTCGCCCCTAAAGGGGCTCCGGACCCACGGCACCGCCTCTCAGAGAACAGATACAGCACTACAAAAAATTCTTAGAAAACTCATCCTAATCTATTTACAAATCGAGAGAGGAGGGGTATAATGATAATGTAGTTAAACCAATACCAACTGACTAAATAGGAGGAACACAACATGAAGAAGATTTCGAAGAAGAACCTGGCTTTCCTGGAGAAGCTGATGAGTGAGTTCAATGGTTACTCTGAGCTGGTAGCTCTCAACTACAAACAGAAAGCTGAAGAAGGCCTCACTCAGTGGAACCGGGGACATCTCTACTGTGTGGAGGAGATGCTGAAGGGGTTCGCTGAACTCAATGGAGTCAACCTGGTCTTTACCTGTGGCACTCATCCCTTCCTGGAGGAAGAGCTGGAGTACCGGACTGTTAACCTGGAAGGAGAAGATACCAGGTACCATCTCAACTCCTGTGGCTTCCGGTCCAGATAAAGAGTAAACCCCCTGGGTCAAGAGTCCTGGGGGTTTTCTTTTTGCGTCTGGGTATGGTATAATAAGAGTATAGGAAGGTAGTACAGCTGTCCTATCGTAGAGACAGGACTGGTAAGAAGAACATGAATCGGATAAGAAAGGAGCTTAAGCTTTATGAAAAACGTAAAGGACCCCATGACCACTGTAAGGGAGATAGTCAACCTAAAGACTCTGTATGAAGAATGTTTAAAAAGGCTGGTTGATCAATTTGGTTTAATAAATCCTATGACTAGAAGGTTCAACCAGTGGGACTTCATTCACTGTCTGTCTGGTCAGAGAGATAGGATGCCGGAAGCCTGGCTGGGAAATAGAGTTACTGTGGAGAAGCATCCTGAGTGGGGTAAGGGTATTGTCATTGCAATCAAGAAGGTTGGTGACTGGTACATCCCTGGGGTAGAGTTTGACGATGAGGTTCCTAATGGCCATGCTTTGGAACTGAGGGATGAAGGCATTCTAGGACGAGAAGGATACTGCAAGTGGGTCTATCTTGATGAACTGAAGGTAGTGGATAAGTCTCTTGAAAATAAGGGATAATTCTTGAAAATCCTGACAAATCCACTATATCCTGTTCCACTGGGATGTATAGGACCCAGCCAGAGCCAGCTAGGTGGCCACAGTGGCTTTTTTAGGGGGTCACTGGTATAGTTCCTATCCACAGGTGTTAAAATGGCTGTAAGGGGCCTTAAACGGCCAAATTCAGTGGGTGGTAGTTTTTGACATTTCCACAAAGTTATCCACATACCATTAAAACTAGCACTAGAATACATATTATCAAGAAATTATCAAGAAAGGATGGTCAAGGATATGGTAAGAGACAGAATCTCCAGAGACCAGATGTTCTCCCAGATATGCTCTGTGGTTGCACAACGGTCTACCTGCCTGAGGTCTCAGGTTGGGGCTCTTATTGTTAGAGAAGGAAGGATAGTCTCCATGGGATATAATGGCCCTGTGTCTGGTATGCCTGCCTGTAGTAAGCCTGATGACCTGCAGCAGAAGTTGATTGTCTCTGGGGCATTGGAGCCTTCAGGAACTGAGTGTATGGGTCCTGCCTGCACCAGAAGCCTTCATGCTGAGACCAACGCTATCGCCTTTGCAGCTAGGGCTGGTGTATCTGTGGAAGGATGCACGATGTACTGCTCCATGTCTCCCTGCATCAATTGTGCTAAGGTCATCGTCAACAGTGGCATCAAGGAGCTTAAGTACCTGAAGGAGTATAGGGATACTTCGGGACTGGAGCTGTTGGAGAAAGCTGGAATTAAAGTGGTACATCTGGAAGGACATGGGGGAGAGCTGTGAAATGAACAGAGCTGATAGAAGGAAGGCCAAGAAAAAGGGCATAGAAGTGAAGACTGAGCCTGTACTGCTGATGAAGCCCTCTGAGATTGGAAAAGCCGCTACTCAGGGAGTTGGACGAGAGGCAATGCTACACGAGATTGACCAGCAGATTCTCCAAAAAGATAAGGAGTACCAATTGAACCTAGACACGATGGTCCTGTGGTCTCTTAGGCAATTCGCTGGATGGGGTCCTAAGAAGCTGAGGGATTTTTACTTCTTCATGTTCAAGGAGCATCTTCGGATGAGGGAGTTCTATGAGCTCGATGATCTCTATCCTGAGAGACACAAGCTGAAGGAGAAGGGAGTTGACATCGAAGAGTGGTACTCGGAGCTGTTCGACGAAGAAGGCAACTTCAAGACTTCGGGTGACGCGTTCGACGACTGACCGACGAAGAGAGAAGCTGAGAGATTTATACACAAGTTCACACAAGCCAGGAAAATATTTTGCTATAAGGAGACGATGAAATGATAACCTGCTTCAACCGGGACAAGGAAGGAGAGTGCTTGGCTTTTAACGTGGCTGAGTGCTGTCCTGAGTGTTCCGCCAGAATCAAAACCGTGGATGAGAAAATCAATCTTCTGACCTGTCTGTTGATTAGAGCCCAGGCAAAGAAGGACAAGCGGAGACTGGAGGAGGAGCTAGAAGCTGCCAGAGAAGTGAAAAGGGCCCAAGAAGCGGGAAAGCTGGAGGGATGGATGTCCTGCTACCTGGAGGACTTACATAGAGGTGAGAAGGGTGGAGCTTCTGAGTCTGACTCCAACCGAAAGACAGGCCTCAAACAGCTGATGAAGGACAACAGGGCTATTGAGACCAAGCCCAATAAGGCTCAGCAACAGGAATACAAGCAGGCACTAGCTGAGTTCGAGGAACAGGTAGGAGAGAAGATGGAAAAGCTGGGAAGAACAAGTATGTCTCACGCAAAAAGGGATTCGTATACCGGAGTGCCTATCTGCTTCTCAGACCATGGGGTGGGGATGTGCAATGGCCAACGGTCTGCTAAGGGAACTCTGTCCAAGGACTGCAGAGAATGCCCTTACCTGAGAGAGGGGAGTAAGGAATGAACATCATTAAGGAGGGCACTCAGCTTCCCCCTGAGGAAAGGCTCATACGATTTACCTGCAAAGCTTGTGGATGTGTATTTGAAATGGCCTATATCGAATTGAAGGGATGGGCTACTAAGTTTGACTGGAATGTGCTGTACGCAGAATGTCCCAACTGCAAGTCCATGGCCTGTGAAACTCTAATGAGGTAAATCAAGAGTCTAGGGCATTTACTTCCACTCCCCTTTGTGGTATACTATAATCATCCCAGGGGGACACCCCCCACATATCCACTAACTTACACAACTTCCCCTTCTCATAGGTATATGGGACCAAGGAACAGTGGCAAGGACTCTCTGGGAACCATTAGGGCCTTTAGCTCAGTTGGTTAGAGCATCCCGCTCATAACGGGACGGTTCCGGGTTCAAGTCCCTGAAGGCCCACCATAGGGGAAAGGTTATAAAATGTATTCCATTGGGATTGGTCTAAAGACCCCCCCTGGTTGCCCCCCCTAATCTGCAGGTGTAGCACAACGGTTAGGGCATCAGCCTTCCAAGCTGAGGACGTGGGTTCAACTCCCATCACCTGCTCCAGGGTCACCTCCGACCCAGCTCAGTTGGTAGAGCAAGGAAACCTGGGTAAGTGATTCATCAAGAGTCAAACTGCCTGGGTTTTCCTGTTGTATAAAATCAAGAGTTTATATCATGGACAATTTCTCTAGAATATGGTAGTATGTACGTGTAAGGAAGTAGTAAATACTCCAAAAACCTGGTAAAAGGCCTGTTTTAGGCCTATAAGCCCCTGTAAAGGGGCTATTTTTATGCCCAGGTCTCGACAAATTTTAGCCTATTTTAAGGGGGTGATGACCATGGGAGAGCCCAAAAAGTCCAAAAGGGTAAAATATGATGAGGCTGTCAAGAGTTACAGTCCCAAGGAACTGAAGCAACACCACGATGAAACTCTTACCTATTATATAGAACACGATGGTGAGGTCAGTGTCAAGGTTCTCTCCCGTGTGGGAAAAGTCCCCCAGGCCTATGTGCGTGAGTGGATTAAGTCCGAGAACTGGGACCAATATGTCATGGAGGACCCTGAGGACAAGGTCAAGGTCAGTGAGAAGACCAAGCAGTTCATTGAGTCTGCTGCTGAAAAGTATGGACTGAGTGAACAGGAGGAGACCTTCTGCTATCACTACTTCAAGTGTAAGAATGCCACTCAGGCAGCACTACGAGCTGGGTACAGTTCCTCCTGGGCCTATAACTGTGGATATAGACTTTTAGGAAAGCCCAAGATCAAACAGTTTCTGAAGGACCTGCAGGCTCAGGCCTGTGAGGAAGTCTTTGTGGATACACTGGACATCATTAGAATGTGGGCTAAGATAGCCTTCGCCGATATGAATGACTACGTCAATGTATCTGGTGCAGGGGTCATGCTCAGGGGCTCTGGTCAAACTGACGGCCAGGTCATTACCGAGATTAAGGAAGGCAAGGACGGTATCACTATTAAGATGGCTGACAAGATGAAGGCCCTTGATAGACTGTCCTCCTATTTCAAGGTCCTGCCTGGGGATAAGGCCCAAGAGGCCAAGCTCAAGGTCATTGAAAAGGCACTCAGTTCCGATGATGAGGACGACGAACCTCTGAAGATAGAGATCGTGGGTGTGTGATTATGGCCAACATAAAGAAAGAGGTCAACGAACACTTCCGTGAGTTTGTGGGAGACTGGGACTCCAAGTTCTATTTCCTACTTGGGGGGTATGGTTCCTCTAAGTCCTATCACATCGCTCTCAAAATCATCCTCAAGTGTATAAAGGAGAAGAGAAAGGTTCTTGTGGTTCGTGAAGTTTACGAGACCATTCGAGAGTCCTGCTTCTCACTGTTTGAGGAACTGGCGGAGGACCTCCACCTGACTGATGATAAACAGGGTCAACCAGTAATGAGGTTCATCCAGTCCCCAATGAAGATACGCTTCAAGAATGGTTCTCAAATCATCTTTAAGGGAATGGACAAGCCAGCTAAGCTGAAGTCCATCAATGGAGTCACCATAATCTGGATAGAAGAGGCCTCCGAACTCAAGTACACTGGTTACAAAGAGCTGCTGGGTCGTGCCAGACATCCCTCCCTGAGTATCCACTTCATTCTCTCAGAGAACCCCGTGGACAAAAGTAACTGGACCTATAAGCAGTTCTTCAAGGACGAGGAGAACAACCGATTCATTCTAGATGACGAAGAGCTTTACAAAAAGCGAATCATCAGGACCAATGACACCTACTACCACCATTCCACTGTGGACGACAATGCTTTCCTTCCGACTTCGTACATCGAACAGCTGGATGAGATAAAGTCCTATGACCCTGACCTTTACCGAATCGCTCGGTTGGGTCACTTTGGTATCAATGGCACTAAGGTCCTCCCTCAGTTCGAAGTGGCAAAGTCCCACCTGGATGTCATGTCCAAAGTGGCTTCCATTCCGGACAAGTTCAAGTTCAATGGTATGGACTTCGGATTTGAAACCTCTTACAACGCTCTAGTTCGTATGGCTGTGGACGACCAGCAGAAGATTCTCTATATCTACTGGGAGTACTACAAAAACCACATGACTGATGATAAGACGGCCAAGGAGCTCCAGGATCTGGGTATGGATAAGGTACAAATCATTGCTGATGCTGCTGAGCCTAAGGCCATCACCTTCTACCAACAGTCCGGCTTTAGAATGAGAAAGTGCAGGAAGTGGGCAGGCTCCAGACTGGAGAATACCCGAAAGGTCAAACGCTTCCACAAAATCGTTTGTTCTCCCGAGTGTAAGAACTGCATCAAAGAGCTGAAGGGTCTTACATATCAGGTTGACAAGAACGGTGATCTCATTTACGATGAGTTTAACATTGACCCACATACCTTCTCGGCTATCTGGTATGGCCTGGACATGTATACTGTGGCCGATATGAAAACTGTGGCCAGGAATAGTCGAAAGGGTGGTGAGACAGCCTGAGTAGCTATAAATCCTAGGAACTCAGGAAAATAGTATTTGAAAGGAGGTAGGGTTATATGGCAATAAAACTTAGTCTGAACAAGACCTTATATTCATATGATGGTCAGCTGGAAGCTTATGTGACTGATACTACTGTTGTCAAGGTACAAATCTATACAGATTATAATTTGTCTGATTCAGTTCTGGTTTATAAACAGGGTGATGTACAGGATTCTGTGGCTATCATCAATAATGTGGCAGAAATTCCAGGTATGAACCTTAGAAGTGGGCAACTGTCTGTAGCTGTTTTGTACGATAACACCTTGAGCAACTTTGTACAAATCTACGCTACAAAAGCAGCTGCTCTGTCGCAAAACCTTGTGGATGATGATCCCTACTTTACAGTTGACAGAAACAAACGGTTGATTTCTGTACCAAGCACTCAGGACATGTTCGCGGTCAATTTTGATGAGAACAGTGAGATAATCACATTCAAGTTCCCCCGATATGCTGACGGAGTGGATTTATCCACAAAGGAAATCTATGTGAATTATGAGCGTTCTGACAAGACCCGGAACAAAGCCCTGTGTACATTGACTGACACCAGCGATTCCTATGTGGTTTTTACATGGGTTGTAAGTGCTTACGCAACTCAGGTCGAGGGCACTCTCAACTTTAATATAGAGTTTCGTTCTGTTGATTATCGCTGGCAAACTCAGCCAACATCTCTTTTGGTATACCGTTCTTTGCTTTACACTGGGGAAGCTGTACCAGATCAACCCGAGCTACTTGACCAGTATTTAGATATGTTTGCCGAGCTTAATAGTCATCCCCCCATACCTGGAGACGATGGGTACTGGAGAATCTGGAGCTTAGATACACATAGTTATGAGACAAGTGAATTTCCCTTGAAGGCTGGTAAGGACGGCATCACGCCGACGATCGGGCAAAACGGCAACTGGTATCTCGGCGAGGAAGATACTGGAAAGCCGTCTCGTGGCGCGAAGGGCGACCCAGGAGCGGCTGGACATTCCCCTGTCGTAACCGCTACAAAGTCTGGAGGCGTTACCACTGTCAAGGTGGATGGCGAAGCGGTTGCCACTATCAACGACGGCAAGAACGGCAAAACGCCTGTACGTGGAACGGATTACTGGACAGAGGCCGACAAACAGGAAATGGTAAATGAAGTGCTGGCTGCACTGCCTGATGGCACGGAGGTGAGCTACTGATGGCGAAGAAGCTGTATGAAGAAGCGTCTGTTCAGGACATTGCAGCAGCCATCCGCGAAAAGACCGGCGGCGCGGAAACGTACAAGATCGCGCAGATGGGCAACGCGGTGCGCGGCATCACTGGCGCGGAGGCGATAGCGTGGCATCAGTGCCCAGAAGCGGTGCGGAACTACCTTGCAAACGTTACCTATGACCCAAGCGACTACAGCACATCTCAAATTGCCAATTATGCCCCCGCGACAGCAGTTGTGAGCAATTATAAGCCTATTGGGCAGATAGCTGGTGGAGTGATGCACTACAATGAAGTGCCAAATGTACTCACCCCATTTGCCTCTGGTGGTAAAGCAGGTACACTCAAGCCGTTGGATTTCTTGCGCTACATTCGGACAAACACATGGAATGTGCGTGACCTCGGCGGATGGGCTTGCGACGGTGGTACAGTGAAGTACGGCAAGCTCTTTCGAGGTGGTTATGTGACAAGCGCGGACAGAGCAGTCCTCGTTGGGCAGCTCGGCATACAGCATGAGCTCGATTTGCGCGGTGCGAATGAAGGTGGACTGACGGTGTCCCCGCTCGGAGACGATGTGCGTTACACGTGCGCAGCCGCTTATGCCTGGTACAGTCTGACCCCGGAAGATGCATGGCGCATCAATCTGCGCTGTGTATTTGATGCTGTCACGCATAACGAACCAGTGTACTTTCACTGTGCAGCCGGAGCAGATCGTACCGCTACGCTAGCTTGTGTGTTGGAGGGGCTTCTCGGTATGAGCCAGTCCGACATCGACAAAGACTATGAGCTGACGACTTTCTACAGTGGCTCGGATACCGATGAGAACGCACGTAGGAGAAATGAGGCCGAATGGGGTGGGCTGATTTCTGCGCTCAACAGCAAGTCTGGAAGCACCTTCCGCGACAAGTGCGTGACCTTCGCGGCGGAGCTCGGCTTTACTGCCGCAGAGATTAACGCCTATCGTAAGGCGATGATCGACGGAGCTCCAAGCACGGTGGCACCGAACATATCGACCTTCACCGTGACTAATAATATCGAAGGTGTCACAAGCGACAATTCCACGACAGAGGCGACGCAGTACCAGCCGTATGAAGCGGTGATTTCTGCTCAGAGTGGCAAGACAATCAATTCAGTGAGCGTAAAGATGGGCGGAGTTGATATTACAGCCGATGTATGGCGAGGAGATGAGACCGAGCTATACCGTAAGGTAAAGTTCAACTTAGTCAACTGCTTTACAGATAATGTGCAGCTCCGAGTAATTGACGGGCAGTCTTTCGGTGCGAATATATCTCCGAATGCCGGATATGAACTCGACGGAGCGACAGTTTCAATTACAATGGGAGGGACCGATGTGTCAATTTATTATTCTGGTGGCAAGATTGCCATTCCACGAGTTACTGGCAATCTTGTCATCACAATTAGCGCGGTCGAAAGTGGAGTTGTTGCGCCGAACATCCTGACGGAAAGTTTCAAGGTTGGAGGCGTGTCACAGGCGGCGGTCGGATATACAAATAACAAGAGGCTTTCCACCTCGTCCGGCGTGGAGAAAGACAACACTGGCTCGTGTGTTACTGGCTTTATCCCGTGCAAAAAGGGCTCTGTTATTAGAATTAAGCCTCTTTCCGCTCCGGAAGCTGCTGGTGTAGGTGCAACGGCAGTTGTTTTTTACAATGCTGATAAATCCTTCAACACAGCCTCTTATATTACTACCGGCGCAATCGGGGGACACTTCTCAAACTGTGCATGGGAGCAGGAGTCGAGTGATGTATTCAAAGTAACATTCAATAACGATTTCCCTGCGGCGTCAAAGTACGTCAGGTTTACAATTCCCGTGGCAGACGGCGCAAATGCCTATGTAACCTATGATGCCGAGATGCCGAGTGAGTAACGAGTTAATAAGGGTTTAAGAGGTGAATTATCAGATGATCAATATTGTTGAATCATTTGTAACAAAGAACAAGTGCTACCAGATTGGTACACCGCTGAAACCGCGCGGAATCATGTTGCACAGCATCGGCGTGCCGCAGCCTAATGCATCCGTCATGGCGCAAAATTACAATCAGTACAGACCCAACGGTCAGTCTGTTTGCGTCCATGCTTTTGTGCAGCGCGACGGGACGGTGTATCAGACGCTTCCTTGGACTGTACAGGCATGGCACTGTGGGGGTGCAGCCAACCAGACCCACATCGGCATCGAGATGACCGAGCCTGCCTCCATCGTCTACACTGGTCATGGAGCCGACTGGAGAGATCTTGACCCAACCGCGACAGAGACACATGTGCGTGGAACTTATGACGTGGCAGTTGAGCTTTTCGCTCAGCTTTGTGAACAGTACGCGCTTGACCCACTGGAAGATGGGGTCATCATTAGTCACGCCGAGGGTGCAATGCGGGGAGTGGCAAGTCATCACGCAGACCCTACACATCTGTGGCATTCGTTTGGCCTGACCATGGACGGGTTCCGTAAGGCGGTAGCGGAAGCAATGGCCACAAAAAATACAGTCGAGGAGGATGAGAACATGACCAGATACCACAGCATTGATGAAATACCAGAGTGGGCGCGTAAGGAAGCCAAAGAACTGGTGGACTCCGGAGCGCTGCAGGGCGACACGAGCGGAGACCTGAACGTGTCGGAGGATATGCTGCGCGGAGCGATCATTGGTATGCGCTACGTAGAGGCAAGAAACCCGCGCTATTACAGTCTGGGGGATGTGCCGAAGTGGGCGCAGGAAGAAACGCAGAAGCTGATTGATCGCGGCGCTCTGCTGGGAGATGAGCACGGCAACCTTGACGTGACGATGGACATGCTGCGCACGATGATCGTGTGCCAGCGCATGGTTGATGAAAAGTAATGGAGGGTTAATATGAAAATTAACTGGAAGCTCAGACTGCAGAACAAGGCTACGCTGACCGCGCTCGTCATGGCGCTGGTGGCTCTGGTATATCAGGTGCTCGGCGTGTTCGGCGTCGTGCCGCGTGTGTCTCAGGACCAGATCACAACGATCGCAGGCATGGTCATCAACGTCCTGTGTCTGCTTGGCATCGTTGTCGACCCGACTACCGCTGGTGTAGGAGACAGCGTGCGGGCTATGAGCTATGACAAGCCGAGGGCGGACTCCTGACGAAGAGTTCGGAGCAGATCGACCTCACAAAAAAAAACGGCCAGGGGGGAGTATCACTACTAAGTAATCAAAGGTAAACTAGCGGAACCCTGAGGCTATTCCTAATGTACATAATTTCCCTATGATAGAGGTGAACACATGAGCGACAAAGATAGAGTACAAACTGATGTTGTGGCTGCCAGTCTCAGAGTCCCCTATAGTCTTATCTCCACTGAGCTTGAAGGACTGTATGGCTCTCAGGTTCTGTCTGAGATGGCAGAGATTATCGGATACTATGATGTGTATGAGAGGGGAGCTGGATTCAAGACTGAGGGCTCCAAAGGGGACTACACTCCTTCCGACCTGAAGTTCAAGCAGGCCTCTTCCCTCATCAATAAGGAGGCCCGCTTCCTGTTTTCTCGTTCCCCTGATTTATGGGTTGATGTCCCCTACGAGGAGTCCAACAAGGAGTCCATGAAGAAGGCCAATACAGTTCTCCAGAATCTGGTTGACCGGGTCATGACAAAGAACCGATTCAACTCCAAGCTGCTCAAGGCAGCTAAAGACTGTTTCATCGGCAAGCGTGTGGCTTACTTCGTGAACTTCGATGAGGAGAAGGGAACCATTAAGGTCAACTTCATTCCCTCCCTGGAGTTTGTGTATGAAACCGACGAAGATGACAGTGACCTCATCACTAAAATCGTGGCTTTCTACACTGTGGTTGACTCCAAGACCAGGGCAGACCAGAGAATCTACAAGAAGAAGTACTGGATGGATGGAGGTTACTGCTGGATAAACGAAGCCATCTATGATGGACATGGAACTCTGATCGAAGAGATTACTCCTGACCGGCCCACCAAGTTCCCTTATATCCCTGCAGGGATTATCGTGAATGATGGACTGACTGGAGACCTTCTCGGGGAGTCTGAGATTTCCAATCTGGAAGACTTCGAAAGCTGGTTCTCTCGTCTGTCTAATGCAGATATGGACGCTGAGAGACAGGGAATGAACCCTGTACGCTGGGCAAGGGATATGAACCCTGAGTCCACCAAGAACCTGTCCATTGCTGCAGGTGCTTTCTGGGACCTCTCCACAGACCAGAACTCAGCTGAGGGAGTGACTGGTGAGGTTGGTGTTTTGGAGACCTCCATGAACTACACTAATGCCATCACCTCTACCCTGTCCAGAATCAAATCCAGCATGTATGATACTTTGGATATGCCGGACGTATCCCCTGAGGCCCTGAAGGGAGTGGTCTCCAGTGGAAAAACCCTGAAGGCCATCTACTGGGGACTCATCGTTCGCTGTGATGAGAAGATGCTGGCCTGGAGACCGGCCCTGGAGAACATTGTTAAAATCATCATTGATGGAGCTAAGCTCTATCCTGGGTCTGCTAAGCCATTCGTTGAAGACCCCATCCCTGATGTTCCATTTGAGGTAAGAGTTGACAACCAGTACCCCCTGCCTGAGGATGAGCAGGAGGAGAAGACTATTGATCTGGCTGAGGTGGCTGGTCAGACCATGTCCAAGAAGGCCTACATGAAGAAGTGGCGTAACCTCACTGATGAAGAGGCAGACCTGGAGCTTCAGCAGATTGCTATGGAGAGGGAACTGCTGGAAGACAGCTTCTCAGGCATTCCTGGGATGCCTACTTCTGGCCCTAAGCAGGAGGATGAAGGTGATGGAGGTGACCAGAATGAAGAAACCTGAGAAGAAGGTCACTGGCTTCACCATCCACTATGACGATGGAACTATGGAAAATGTAGACAAGGGCCTGCTGGCCTTTATGCCAGACGCTGGGAGCGTGATGGTCAAAGTGGGTAGTTTAGACGTACCCCTGTTCCTGACGCTCCTGGCAGGCCTGGAAGGGGCTGCTGAGGCCTATCTAACTGAAGACTAAGTAAGGGAGGTGGTAGATATGGCCAAAATCAATTTGCAGGATGGTGAACTTGCTCGTATGCAAATCACCAAAGAGCAGGAGGTTGAGATTTCCAAACTCTACCACCAGACCTATCTTGACCTGAAGAAGGAGATGGAAAAACTTTCTCATAGTGGGACTACCTCTGAGTCTCTAAAAAAGACCTACCTCAATAAGCTGGTTAAACAGCTAAAGGAGTCCTACAAGTCTATTGGGGAAGAACTGGAGAAGCAGATTCAAAAGGGAATGCTGGATACGGCCCAAGCGGTGGTAGATAACAACTCGGACTGGTTGAAGAAAGCTGGTCTTAATGTTGAGGGGGCCTACAGCTATGTTCCCCGGGATATAGTCTCCCTCCTCTCCAGTGGTAAACTGTATGGTGAGGGATGGTCCTTAAGCAAGGCCATCTGGGGGGACTCCCAGAAAAAGGCCCATGACATCGACCAGGTTGTGGCTGCCGGAGTAGCTGCTAACAAGTCCGCTTATGAGATAGCTAAGGACCTGGAGAAGTACGTCAATCCCGATGCCAAGAAGGAGTGGGACTGGTCCAAAGTCTATCCTGGAACTTCCAAGAAGGTGGACTATAATGCTCAGAGACTGGCAAGAACGATGGTCTCTCATGCTTATCAGCAATCTCTCCTGGCTACTACCAAGTACAACCCATTTGTGACTGGGTACAGGTGGAGGTCTGCCCATACCCACAGAACCTGCGAGCTATGCAACGAACGAGATGGCCAGGTCTACTCCGCAAAGGACCTTCCTCTAGACCATCCAAATGGACTCTGTACCTTTCTTGTGGAACTGGAAGGAAGTCTTGAGGATGTGGCTAACAGACTTGGTGACTGGGCCAATGGTGCTGAAGACCCGGCTTTGGATAGGTGGGCCTCTAGTATGTTTCCCAAGGCTGGTTCAAAATCCAGTCCCCCCCAGAGGGTAAAGGATTCCATCATAAAATCCTCTCCCACCAAAACTGAAACTCCCAGTAAGAGTGTAGCTTCCCCTTTTAAAGACTGGATGTCTAAGATTGAGAAAAATACTGAATCGGAAATGCTGGACTGGGAGAGTCGTGGACTGATGAAATTGCCACAGTCTCAATTAAAAGCCTTACAAAGGTATACTGGTTCTGGTTACGCCAAGATGAACAATTATCTAAGATATGTGGGTAGTGGAGAAAGTGAAGAGTGGGCCATAAAAAGAACTGGTATTAGTTCCTCTCAGTTAAAGGATATTGAGAAGGCCAGGGGGGGACTAAACTCCCTGAAAACTACTGAGTCTCTGTATCTACGTAGAGGAACTGACCTAGGAGACCTGGCTGGACTTCTTCCTGGAAGTTTTTATGACAATATGCGTAAGCTATCTAACATGTCTGTGGAGGAGTTAAACCAGGAGCTCTCTGGGGTGGTAGGAACTTACAGTGGGTTTACCAGTACCTCTAGTCTTTGGGATCGTGGATTATCTGGAGATGTGGAGGTAATATTCCATGCTCCCCCTGGAACCTCGGCTTCTTCTATTATGAGTATATCCAAGTATGGAACTGAAGAGGGAGAAACATTATTAAACGCGGGAACTACAGTTAGAATTGATTCCATAGAAAAATCTGATGGGCATAAGAGCTCTAAAATTAGAGTATTTATGGAAATAATTCCATAAAATCTATTTACAATCTCCCCCGATTATGGTATAATAGAAAATGAAGGAGGAATAGCCCATGGATGACTTTGAAAAACGAATAAAGAGTGAGGCCAGGACAGTCACTAGAATCACCAACTCTCTACTAAAGTGTAAAGACTGTAGGTTCAGGTTGGATGACTCCAAAATACTGGGAAACACCTCTAGGTGTCAGGAGTACTCCTTGAAACCCAATCAGGTACTCAAAGGGGGAGACTGTACTAAATACAAAAAGGGGGACTGACCCGAAGAGGGTTGGTCTTCTTTTGTATATGTCTTTTCACCTGCTGCAGACGTTAAAGAACAGTTAGGGTATTACAGACCAGGGCTGACTCCCTGGGGAAAGGAGCTCAAGATGAGCGAAGAGATTAAGAACACCCAGGAAAACCTGGAAAACCAGGGAGAACAGGGTACCGGTAACCAGTCCGGGAAGACCTTTACTCAGGAGGATGTAAATGCTCTCTTGAAGAAGGAAAAGGAGTCCGCCAAGAAGGCCCTGCTGAAGGAGCTTGGTGTGGAAGATGCCAAGTCTGCCAAAGAAGGCCTGGCCAAGTACAAGGAGATTCTGGAGAAGGACAAGACTGAGACCCAGAAAGCTCAGGATACCGCTAATGCCGCTGAGAAGGCCAAGCAGGAAGCTGAGAAGAGAGCCCTTCTGGCTGAGGCCAAGGTGGAGGTCCTGTCTGCTGGCTGCAAGCCGGAGTATCTGGAAGATGTCATCACCCTGGCACTGAGAAAGGTCTCTGATGATAAGGACCTGGCTGCTGTGGTCAAGGAGATGAAAGAGGAGCCCAAGTACTCGGCTTTTTTCGGAGAGTCAGATTCTGGTTCCGGTGACAAGGGCACCGGAGGGGGAGCTGGCTTCAAGAGAAAGGAAGGCTCTGACAAGAAGGGCGGTCTGGGCTCTCGTCTGGGTGCTCAGGTTGTCAACAACACCGCAAAGAACCCCTACTTCAACAACTAATTAAAGGAGGATACTCAAATGCTCAATAAGTCTGGTATCAAGAAGACTACCTATGGTGGTCCTGTTCAGATTCTGTTCAACGTTCAGAATCAGATGTCTGTGGGCATCCGTGTGGACGATGCCTACTCTGTGACTCGCGATGGTCGCAAAATCGTTCCGGCTGGCACTCCCCTGAGTGGTGACCTGACGGCCCGGACCACTGCCTTCGTCAAGGCTGTGGATAACACCAACCCCGCCACGGGAGTTCTGCTCCACGATGTGGATGTTACCGAAGGAGATGCCAATGGCACTCTGCTCATCTGGGGCTTCGTTGACCTGAACAAGGTTGACTCCGCTACTGCGGCCCTCATCACTGCCACTCGCAAGACCGAGCTGGCTGGTAAGGTCACCTTCCTGAAGTAAGCCACCCACAACACCATGTAAAATCATAATCATAAAGGAGGAAAATCTTTATGCCCACCATTTTTGACTTTGTCAATGCCAATGAGATGGTCTCCTACTGGGAGACCCTGACCAAGGACCGTCCGCCCTACCTGGGCGAGACTCTGTTCCCCGCTCAGAAGAAGCTGGGTCTCGACCTGAAGTGGATTAAGGGCTCTGCTGGCCTGCCTGTGGTTCTGAAGCCCTCTGCCTTTGACGCTGGTGCTGTTCCCCGTCCCCGTATCGGCTTCGACCGTCTGACTGCTGAGATGCCCTTCTTCAAGGAGTCCCTGTACATCGATGAGGAACTGCGCCAGCAGCTGAACATGGTTCTGGAGACTGGCAACCAGGCCTATATCGATGCTGTTCTGAATCGTATCTTCAACGACAACACGGTCCTGCTGGAGGGTGCTGCTGCTCGTCGTGAGCAGATGCGCATGATGGCCCTGACCACTGGTGCCATCTCCATCACCGCCAACGGTCAGGCTTATAGCTATGACTATGGCATGCCCTCCGACCACAAAGTCACTGTCACTAAGTCCTGGAGCGACCCCACTGCTGATATTGGTGCTGACATCATTGCCGGACAGGACAAGATCGAGGATGATACTGGAGTTCGCCCCACTCGTGCGGTCTGCTCTCGTAAGACCTGGGGCTACATGCTGAAGAACACCAACTTCAAGAAGGCCATCTCCGATAAGGTGCTGATGACCGACTCTGTCCTGAAGTCCATGCTTCTGGATGTCTATGGTCTGGAGGTTGTGGTCTACTCTAAGCGCTACAACAACGACTCCAAGTCCGCTACCAAGTACGTTCCCGATGACACCTTCGTCATGTTCCCCTCGGGCTCCCTGGGTACTACCTGGTTCGGTACCACTCCCGAGGAGTCTGACCTGATGGGCAAGGCTGTGGCCAATGTCTCCATCACCGATGTTGGTGTGGCTGTCACTTCCATCAACAAGGCTGACCCCGTGAACGTGGAAACCAAGGTCACCATGATTTCTCTGCCCTCCTTCGAGGCTGCTGACCAGGTCTACATTCTGGACGTTACGGCCTAAGGCCTGGGAGGTACACTATGCTCAGAATCACTAATGGGAAGCAGACCCTGATTGTCTCCAAGGGGGCTTTTAAGGAGCTGTATTCCCATTCTGGCTGGGCAGTAGTGGATGATACCCCCGCTATGCCCCCTCAGGAGCCCGCTGTGACTCCTGGAGGGGGTGGGGGTAGTAAACCCACCGCTAACCCAGAAACGCCCACTGACGTCCATTCTGAGGCCACTGAGGAGGAGACTCTCCAGAACATGTCCGAGGTTGAGCTGAAGCAGTACGCCTCTCTACTAGGTATTAAGACTAAGAACCTGAAGACCCGAGAGGAGCTGGTTGAGGCCATTAAGGCCCACAAGGAGTAAGGGGGGTATTCTCATGTCTGACCTTAGCAACCTGAAGCTGATACTTCGGGAGGGCGACATCCCATTTTTTACCGATGAACAGCTTAACTTCTACCTAGAGCAGAATGGTGGAGATGTTAGAGGGGCTGCTTATCAGTGCCTGTTGGTGAAGGCTGAAGATACTACTCTCTCTGTGAGTGGTCTCTCTACCGCCGACACTAGCAAGTACTTTCGTAGGTTGGCCTCTCAGTACAGACCATTCAATTCTGGAACTCTTAAGGGGGGGTACTGATGAATCTCAACTTTGAGAAGCACAAACTCGCCCGATTCATCAAGACCCAGGGTCGGACTTATACATTCACCGCTCCTGGAATAAACCAATTCGGAGAACCTACAGGAACCTCCAAAACTGTGGAGGTCCCCGGGGTCTACCATGAAACTCAGGGATACGTTACCAGTTCTGCTACGGATGGGGCCAACATCAAAACCAAACCCGATGCTCTCATCATGTGTCTTGTGGAAGACTCCACAGATCTAGAGAGGGACATGAAGGTGACCATTCGTGATAAGGACTACAGGGTCGTGAACCTGAGAGACGTGAACAATCTCGGGGTAGCCTGTGACATCTCCTTGGAGCTGGTCCTTAAGTGAGCTCTTTCTCTGTGGATATGTCTGGCCTTGAAGCCGGGCTCAATGCCTTTATGGGAAAGTCAGAAGCTGCTCTACGAATGTATGCTGAGACGGCAGCCCTGAAGCTCCAGAACTACATGAGGGATAACGCTAAATGGACTGACCGGACTGGTCATGCCCGTCAGAGACTCACTGGTACAGTCACTAAGATAACTAGTGGGTACAAGATAACTCTAGCTCATGGAGTTGACTATGGTATCTGGCTGGAGCTGGCACATGAGAAACGCTTTGCCATTATCCAGCCCACCATCCTGGCCAACTCCAATGAGGTCATGACAGGCTTCAACAAACTTCTTGAAAGGTTAGGTTGATATGGCTGCAGCAAGTAGAATCCAGGACATCTACCTTCACTTGAAGGAAAAGGGGTTCGAGGTTTACTTCCCAGCCCAGAAGGTTGGGGAGTGCCTGTCCCGCTATGTGGTAGTGAAGGATGCCACTACCTCTCAGTATCTCCAGTACTCAAGTACTGTGACATACTACGACATCATGTGTTACATCCCGAAGGACCACTTCAGTGATTTGGAGCCCTTCGTGGAAGAGGTCAAGCTGGCCATGAAGGACTTGGTCCCCATGATTAGGCCCACCTATAGCCAGACCCAGTCTTTCTATGATGACTCGGTGAAGGGCCACATGATTAGCATCCAGTACAAGAACTATCGAAAAATCATTTAAGGAGGTTAGAACATGGCTAATCCTACTAAGGGTCATGAGATTCCTACTATTGACGTGTCCATGGTGACTATTGCTGTCACTGAGGGAGCAGAGATTGCTCTCCAGACAGCTTCCAAAATTGCCGTCTCGGTTCAGACTGAGACCGAGGACTCCGTCAAGCTGGTGGTGAAGGGCAAGCTGATTGCCCAGAAGCCTGAGACCACCACTATCACTGGCAATACTGTGGTCCTTACTGACAACGTATTCAACCCTGAGATGGTCAAGATTCTCCAGGGTGGTACGGTAAAGTACTGGACCTCCGCAGAACAGACCACTGAGGGAGACACTGATGCTGGCTTCGGAGTGAGCTCCTATACTCCCCCTGTGGCTGGCTCTGATGATAAGGGAACTCCCTTCACCCTGAACGCCTACTCGGCCATCTATGATGCTGCCGGCCTGGTTACAGGGTATGAGAAGATTTCCTATCCCAACTGCCAGGGTACTCCCGTGGCTCTGAACAGTGAGGACAATGTCTTCCGAGCTCCTGAGTACACCATCAATTCTGCCCCCAAGACTGGTGAGGCTCCGTACAAAATCACGTACGTCAAGACCTTGCCCACCGTCTCGGCATCTTAAGGAGGAACAATCATGCTTAAGGTTACTAGCCTGAACCAGCTGTCCAAGTACTCTCAGGGCCAGATTGTCCAGTTCCCCGACTTCGGAGAAGGCCAGCCCTTTGTGGCTCGCATCAAAAGACCCTCCATGTTGGCTCTGGCCAAGACTGGAAAAATTCCCAATTCCCTGCTGAATACGGCCAACGGCCTGTTTGCTGGCAAGGGCATCAACGAGAAGAACAAGTCGGCTCTGGGTGACCTCTTCCAGATTCTAGACGTTATCTGTGAGGACTGCTTCCTGGAGCCTACCTACTCTCAGCTCAAGGAGGCTGGTGTGGAGCTGACTGATGAACAGTTGATGTTCATTTTCAACTACACCCAGAAGGGCACCAAAGCCCTGGAGACCTTTCGTATCCAGCCCGAACATACTGAACGTGCTGACGATGTTCAGAAGGTATCGGAAGACCCCGTCGGAGTTACTGTCGATAAGCGATGAGTATACGGCCTACTGTTTCAACGAGGCCTGTGCTTACATCATGGGGAAGCTGGATGCTGGGGAGGAGATAATCTTCCACAGGAAGTACACCAGCTTCCATGATATCTACTCTCAGTACGAAGGAGGTGAGAACTATTGATTGATGTTGGTACTGCAGTAGGTTATCTGCTGCTTGACACTAAGGGTTTTCAGTCTGGATTTAGCTCAGCTATGAAAGACATGAAGACCTTTCAGGATGAGTCTGCCACAGTGTCGGATAAGTTCTCAGCCATGGGATCTGCCCTCACCTCTGTAGGGGGAACACTCACCAAGTCCGTAACCCTGCCATTGGTTGGTGTGGGAGCTGCGGTCATGAAGGTGGGCAGTGACTTCGAGGCTCAAATGTCCAGAGTCCAGGCAATCTCTGGAGCTACAGGCGATGAGCTTAAGGCCCTGACTGACCAGGCTATCGACCTCGGTGCTACTACAGCCTTCTCGGCTGGTGAAGCTGCTGAGGGTATGGAGAACCTGGCAAGTGCGGGTTTTACCACCCAAGAGATTATGTCTGCCATGCCTGGTCTTCTGGACCTGGCCGCCTCCTCGGGAGCTGAATTAGGTACGGCCTCTGAGATTGCTGCTTCGGCAATTCGTGGCTTTGGCCTGGCGGCTTCTGATGCTGGACATGTGGCCGATGTATTTGCTGAGGCTGCTGCCCGCACCAACGCCCAGACTGAGGATATGGGTGAAGCGATGAAGTACATTGCTCCTGTGGCCAAGGCCATGGGGCAGTCCCTGGAAGAGACCGCTGCTGCTGTCGGCATTATGTCCGATGCTGGTATCAAGGGCTCTCAGGCAGGCACCTCCCTACGTAGTGCTTTGTCCCGACTCGCCAAACCCACCGATGTCATGCTGACCAAGATGAGTGAACTGGGCCTGTCATTCTACGACGCTCAGGGCAACATGCTCCCCCTGAATGGCATTATCGAACAGCTAGAGACCAACATGGCTGGACTCACCCAGGAGCAGAGAAATAACGCCCTGGTTACTCTGTTTGGCCAGGAGTCCCTGTCTGGTATGCTGGCCCTCATGGAGCGGGGTCCTGAGGAGTTGAGAGCCCTCACTGAGTCCTTCGAGGACTGTGATGGGGCTGCTGCTGAAATGGCAGAGACCATGCTCGACAACACCAAAGGCTCCGTTGAAGAAATGATGGGCTCTATCGAGACCCTCGCAATTAGACTGCAGCAGGTCATGGCCCCCGCCGTTACTGCTGTGGTACAGAAAATCACCGAGTTAGTAAACAAGCTTTCCTCTCTGAGTCCCGAGACCCTCCAGATGATTGTAACAATTGCTGGTGTGGTTGCTGCTCTTGGACCAGTCCTACTCATAATAGGAAAGCTCTCCAGTGCCATAGGTTCCATCATTGGTTTGATTGGTGGTGCTGGTGGACTGAGTGCTATAATTACTGCTCTCACTGGTCCTCTTGGAATAGTGATAGCGGCAGTGGCTGCTTTGACTACTGCCTGGGTAACCAACTTTGGTGGAATACGAGATGCTACGGCTGAGATATTCGGGGCTATCAAATCCAACTTTACCACAGCTTGGGAGTTCATTTCCAACCTGTGGAACGAGAACTTTCTCAACATTCAAAACATTGCCCAGACGGTATGGTCCAATATAGAGCTAATCTTCTCCACTGCCTTCAACCTCATCTCCAACGCATTTCAAATCTTTGCTGCCCTATTCCAGGGGGACTGGGATACGGCTTGGAACCTGGTCAAGGAGAATGCTTCCCTGATATGGGAGACCATCAAGGACCTGTTTAGTAACTTCCTAAACCTAATAGTCGACACTCTTATTAACATAGGAGTAAGGCTTCTTCAGGCTGCCAAGGATGCTTTCAACCAGGTCAAGGAGGGCTTCCAAAACGTCTGGGAAGCAATCAAGACTTGGTTCTCTGGGGTGGTCAATGACCCAGTGGAGACCATCAAGGGAATAGGAACATCCCTCTTTGAGGCTGGTAAGTCTATCTTCACTAGTCTCTGGGATGGAATGAAGTCCATCTGGGAAAGCATCACTTCCTGGGTATCCGATGCCATTAACTGGGTGGTAGAAAAGGTCCAGTTCTGGAAGGATGAAAGTGATAAGGTATCTTCTGGGGATACTACAGGAACGGTCTCCGTTGATGGCTCCTATGCCAGTGGCCTTGACTATGTTCCCAGTGACCGCATCGTCAAAGTTCACGAGGGTGAGGCTATCCTAACCAAACAGGAAAATGCCAACCGCAACAATGGCTCGGGTGGAGATACCTACAACTTCTATTCTCCTGTGGCTCTTACCCCCACCAAGGCTGCTCAGGAGTTCAAGAGAGCTAAGCAGGAGCTAGCTCTTGGATTTGTCTAAGGAGGTGTTAACTTGACTAATTCCATTGTCCTGGTGAATACGAATACGGGAAGTAGTATCAATATCAACACTTCTCAAGGCGAATACTGGTTGGACTCTGTGGACTGGGGAACCGTGGAAGCCAACAACCATACCTTCAAGTATGTAGACCAAATTGGAGTAACCCTTTACAACACTACTCTGGAGCCTCGCCAAGTGATGATTACGGGATGGGTAGCCAGAGAAGATGAAGCAGAGGTCAAGAGAATGAAACAGATTCTCAACTCCATAGTAAATCCCAAGCACACCCTTCAGGCCATCAGAGGAAACTACAAGATTGATTTTGTTCCCCGTACCTCGGTCAAGTACTCTGCTACCTACCAGGAGAACAATGAGTACATGGCCAAATTTCTCATCACTGGTTACTGCCCATATCCTTTGTTCACAGATCTCTATGACAATGTAGTATCTGTGGCCTATACCGAGCCTCGCTTCCATTTTCCCCTCACCATCCCTAAAGATACTGGGGTGGTCCTGGGAGTTAGACAGCCATCCCTGATAGCTGAGGTCAATAACCCTGGAGACTTCCCTGTGGGATATACAATTGAGTTTAGGGCTACTGGAACTGTGGTCAACCCCAGTCTAGTAGACATAGGCTCCCAGGAGTTCATCAAGATTGGTAAAACCCTGGAGAGTGGGGAAGTAGTAAGAATCTACACCCAAGAAGGACAAAGACACATTGTTGGAATACTTAAGGGGATAGAGTCTAACTACTTTCATTATAGAACCTATGACTCCAGTTGGCTTCAGTTAGCAGTGGGACAAAACCTTCTTCGCTATGATGCTGAGGAAGGATTATCTTCCCTTGAGGTAGTCATTACCTTCAACCCAGGTTATCTGGAGGTGGAAGAATGAACATTACTTTAACCATACTTTCCCCCCTACTGGTCCCCCTAGGATTGCTCAATCAGTTTACTGCCATGACCTGGACCTCCCGAACTACTACGTTCGGGGGGTTCGAGTTATGGTGTCCCATGCTCCCAGAGAACTCTGAACTTCTAAAGCCTGATAATCTCCTTTGGATAGGGGGTGATGAACTTGGAGTAATAGAGACCATTAAAAAATCCACAGATGAACAGGGGGGTACCATTCTCCAGGTTAGTGGAAGATTCATAGAGTCCTGGCTAGAAAGAAGAATTATCTGGGGACAATACTCGGGAACTGAAGTGGTCTCCAATCACCTGAGGAATATGGTTAACCTCAATGCCATCTCCCCCTCGGACCCTAAACGGGTTATTCCCAACTTGGGGCTATCCACTACTCAAGAAGCCTTAGGTCCATCTATAAGCTTTAGTGATTCTTACTCCAACCTATGGAATACAGTTGTGGAGCTAGCAAACTCCCACTCCCTATTTATCCGCATAAAGGCTAATGTTCCTGAGAGGGAACTGCTATTCACTATCCTGAAGGGGACCAATCGCTCGGTGGAGCAGAGTATTCTCCCAGCTGTGGTTCTATCCACAGATCTGAGTGATATTCTAACTGACTCCTATACTCTAGATGCTACGACCTGGTGCAACATGTCCCTAGTGGCTGGGGCGGGGGAGGGGGTTCAAAGAAAAACCTCAGAGATCAATGGTTCTCTGTCCGGACTCTCCAGACGGGAGTTATTTGTGGACGCTAGGGACCTTCAGGACTATGAGGACTGGCCTACGATTACCACAGTAACTACCTCTATTCTGAATGAGGAAACTCATGAGGTCCAGATAGTCACCAAGGTGGAGATGACTAACCCAGAGACAGGGGAGAAGACCACTACCACCTCCACAGAGGAAAAGGTAGATGAGACTGCCAAAGCTGGGGTGGTTACCTCAGAGGGTACTACCCGAGTCCCCATAGCTACATCTGTTTATGATGGGATGCTCCAGGAGAGGGGTAAGTCTAAACTGGGAGAAGTTCCCCTGGTGGAGTCCTTCGATGCTAATATTCGAATGTATGGCCCTAGAGCCTATGAGTATGGGGTAGACTATTTCCTTGGTGACCGAATTACCATGCGGGATCCCAATTTGGGTATTCAGGTCTCTACCGAGATAAGCGAAGTTCAACAGTCCTGGGATGAGAATGGGTACAGCTTATCCCTGGTCCTTGGAACCTCGGCCCCAACTATAACACAATTATTAAAACGAAAGGAGTAATGAATCATGGCCCTAACTAGTGCTTTCTTTGATGCGAAACTGGTAGGAGATGAATATGACCGAGTATACTCTGCAGAGAGTTTTGCTGAGTATTTCGCGTCTTTCATTGCCAATGGTGTATTTCCTGACCCGGCTACCAATCTTCAAGTTGTGGCCAATGTTCCTGGTAACATGGCCATCCGGGTAAAATCAGGACTTGGATGGATAAATGGATATTACTGCAAAAATGATGGAGATTACCCATTGACCCTCTCCCCGGCCAATGGAACCCTTCCCCGAGTAGATGCTGTGGTGCTCCGCTGGAGTAGAAGTAACAGGTCCATATCTCTAGAGGTCAAAACTGGGGTAGCCACCTCTAGTCCCTCTGCCCCTCCCCTGGAGAGGTCCGCTGATAACTACGAGTTGATGTTGGCCTCCATTAGTGTGGTAGCTGGGGCTACCTCCATAGCCCAGGCTAATATCACTGATAAAAGACCGGACTCCACAGTTTGTGGATGGGTCAAGGGTGTGATTGACCAGATTGACACTACAGACTTGTTTGCTCAGTATGACGATGCTTTCCAGACTTGGTTTGCTGACCTTCAGTCCCAGCTGAGTGGGGATGTGGCAGCAAATCTTCAGAGTCAGATTACAGCCTTGGAAAATAGCAAAGTAAACGTATCCGACAAGGCCAGTACGGCTCAAGCTCAAGCTGGGACTGATGACACCAAATGGATGACCCCCGCAAAGGTAAAAAGCTGGTGGGATAAACTTTATAGTACTTTTCTTTTGTCTGTTGCAAAAGGGGGTACTGGTAAATCATCATGGTCGGCAAATAGGCTCATCTACCCATCAGCAGCAACAACTCTTGCTCAACTCGCATTTCCCCCGCAAGCTGGGGCATTTCTGAAACAAAACACTTCTGGTGCACCCTATTGGGGCTACCCGAGCGAGGCTGGTACATACGAAGGACAAGGCCGGACTGGTAAAAGTTCTCCAAATACAATTACCTTTGTAAATGGAGCCCCAAAAGTTGTGTTTATAAAAAAGACGAAGTGGGCTCTTGTAGAATGGGGGTTGCTGATTATCACCCCGTCTGCTTCTACAGGGTTTTCCCAGATAGATGGGACGATGTCAGACCTGGTTGTTAGCATCTCTGGAAATACTGTATCCTGGTACCTCGATTCAACCACGCCTCATCCTGCCAATCAACTGGACACCAGGGGGGGTACTTATGCATATGTAGGGATTTTTTAAGGGGGTATCTTATGGATTTCGCAAGTCTGGAAGTTGTAACTGTGGTTGTCATAGATATCAATCAGATGGTGTTTAAGCGGTCGAACAAAAGTAATTAAGGGGGTTTGCTTATGGACCTCTCAACTATAACATTTCTCGGGGGAATCATATCCTGTATCATAGGCATTGCCACCTTCATTACTGGCATGAACGCTAGAGCTCAGAAGGAAGGGGTCCTGGAGCAGAAGATAAACCAGGCCATAGAGGGCATCGAGGAGATTAAGAAGGAGCTCAAGACTACTTCCACAGGGCAGAATACCCTGGCCCTTCTGGTACAGTCCCATGAGGAAAAAATCAAGACCTTGTTTAGGCAGTTCAACTCCATCGATCAGAGACAGGGTACACTGGACATGAGACTCAGTAGTTCGGACCAGGTATCTCACTCTCTGGAGACCATTCTACATCACATTGAAAGAGAAAAGGAGTGATTATATATGGTCGATGGGAAAGACCTTAAGAAGTTGAAGGAAGAGCAGGGGGCACTGGACCAAAGTATTTCTCTCAATAAGATTACCATGAAGCTACTCCATGACCGAGCTGCTGACTGCAAAAGACTCTGGATTGCTTTGGTCATCAGCATCCTGGTAAATCTCTC